TACACAAACAATTGCTGGTGTATTTGATATAGCGGATGTCATGCATCTTTCTCGTGAAGGTAATGCTGATCGTGATGGGGTCAGAGCCACGTTTAAGATGGGGAAGTATGATAACACTTTCGGAAAGTCAAAGACGAAACTTGATATATTCTTGTCTGATGATCGCTATACCACTGAAACTGAAGTATTGACTTTACGTGGAGATGGGCGTGTTGGGATAGGGACCACACAACCTGGTGCACACCTTGAAGTATTTTCTACGGGTGTCGGTAATCCAACCGAAAATGGTGTCCTAGTACATAATCACGACTCTCCATCGGGAGATGCTATTGTGGCGATGCAGACTAATCTTGCAGAAGGTAACGCTTTCACGTCTTATATTCAAAGTGATAATGATACAGCTTTGACTGGGTGGTCAGCTGGTATTTCTGGTTCGGGTGACTTCAGAATCACTGAAGATTACCAGAAAGTTTCAGAACCGACCGCAACAGCTTTATTTATAAGTGGTACGACCCGTAATGTGGGTATAAGTACGGATGCACCACGTGAGAAATTAGAGGTGAATGGTAATGTCGTCGTCGGTGAAAAAATAACGTTTGCGGGTTTGCAAAATGATATTTATGGTAACTGTTTTTTTCAAGAACGAGTCTATGATGCAACTTTTAGAAAAACTGAACTTCTCATTTTCAAGGGTAATGATGGTGGTGGTGACGCACAAGAAGGTCCTGATCGTATCCACTACCTCGCACCACAACACCTTTTCAAGACATTTACATCCTCTAACGTCGTTGTTGATCCTGATAGTGTGGTAGATACAAATCTCGCAATGTCTATTGCACCCAGTGGTGTCGTCGTTATTGGTGGTACAGATGCATCAGTGAGTAGCGATGCGACGAAGCTTAAAGTGAATGGTGATATCGAGTTCGCCTCAGGTGGTTCGTTTATTATTACAGGTTTAGCCTTCTTAACAACATCCGACGACCCATCTGTGAATATCATTCGTAACATTTCTAATGGTGGTACAAAACGTCCTCTCACTTTTACACACAAACTTGGGGCGGGATCTGATGTAGAATTCGCTCGTTTCGACGATGTTGGACGTCTCGGTATAGGTACAGAGTCCCCAACCTCTAACATTCATCTTTATGATCCTGTAACGACAGACCTCGATATGCTCAAACTTGAGAGTCCTGGAACAAATAAGAAAATTGGTATGCTTCTGTACACGACCGATAACTACGGTGGTTACGTGAGAGGCTTCAGGAACTCGACGTACACTACTTCAGGTATTACGATTGGTGCGACCAACAATAGTGTCGAAGCCGATGGTCTCCACATTGTTCATACGAGCAATGTGGGTATCGGTACAGTAAATCCAATGACTCAATTCCATGTGTATGACGGTGTAGCACGTGTAGAGCATTCATCGAGTAATGCCATTGTGGAATTCAAAACCATAGGTGGCACCTCCAATATTTATGGGGATACACTCGGTAATGTTCATATACAAACAAGTTCAACAGAAACATTCATTGAGAGTAACTTGACGGTGAGGAATAACCTCACGGTACAAGGTACGATTGATCTTGGTAATCAGGTCGCCATCGGTCTTGATGGTGCTACAGCGAATACAACACTTCACGTGAATGGTGGTGTCATCACAAACTCCGATGGTGTGGCTGACAAGAAATATTCAAACACGTTCACTTTAACGACTGGACAAGCTAAAGATATTACATTGACATTCGCGAATAATGCATTTTATGCTAAATGTATTATGATGCTTAGGGAAACTTCTACGGTATCAAACATAAGTACGATGATTCTAGAGGTTCATGGAGGTACGAGTAATGGAACTGGGTCGAGTGAAGATATTGCCGTAGGTACGAAGAATCTCTTCGGAGGAACAAATGCCTATCCCTGGAGTCCTACAGTGACGACAACAGCAAATAAGATTACAGTCTTACCAGCTGATGGTGCAGCATCGGGACAAGAATTCGCATATGACATACACGTGGAACTTCTCTCTTCTATTAGCGGAAGTCTCCAAACGATAAAGTTTAATGGTGACACTGAAATTAAGAAAACCTTTACATACTAAATTTACTACGAGGGGGTGAGACCCCGCGGTAGACATAGTTCATTTACGCCCTGATGGAATCAGAGACGGCTAGAGCAATCACGCCGGCAATGAAAGCCATGATGACGTAATTCATTTCAGTTTCTTCGAGACCGATCGGAGGTTCAACCTCTTCGACCTTGGGTTCCTCGACAGCTTTCTGCTGTCGGGCGGGAGGTTCCAAATCCTCCAGCGGACAATACGCTATCATTTATATATATTTAGAGATTAATTTCCGTCTTCTTCTTTCGTCGAGTACGTTTCGTTTTACTGGCACCACCAACATTCACCTCCTTGACTTCACCCCCAGTGGAGTCTCCTGAGATAGAAATGATATCTGAAATATCGTCGTCATCGACACTGGGTGCTTGGGCACCATCACCCATGGTTGTGTTCATTGGAGGTGGGGGGGGCATCATGATACCACCCATCAAACTCGAGATGTCTACACCAGGTCCTTGCATCTCGTATTCACCATTATTCATGCCACCCACTGGGGCATTATCCGCTGGCCCACCTGTGTTCCTAGTTGTGTTCTGAACCGCCGCCATCATATTCTTCACGAGGTCGGGGTTCTGTTTCATCACATCGTTCATATTGGGCATGACCGACTTGAACATACTATTGGTCAGGTGGAACATCATCGCCGAACCACCCAACATCATGATCAACTTCACCTCGGGGGCGACGCTGACCTTCGAGCGATACTTCACGTACAACTCCTCAAAGACACCATCATAGTCGTCAACATTTTCCATGACAGACTCAGACCAACCCTCGAGTTGAACCTCAAAAGGATTGTACCGTTTGTTCAAAAACTCTAAACCAGTCACACATGCGACCAACATACGCCTCGAGAATCGAACTGACTGCTCTACATCTATGCTATAGGTGATACGCTTCACCTCCGAACGTAACTCATCTATGTTCGAATATGCCGTGAGTCTCTTGTTCACTGCGAAACCCTTCTTCTCGAGACGTCCAAGCTTATTAATGAGGTCCGACTTCTCCTCGTCAATCGAAGTGTATCCCTTTGAAGGTTGCTCGTCTTGGGGTCCTGGACCATCCATTGGTTCATCATCATAGAAAGTTTGATCATTTTCACCGTAGTCAATCTCTTCATCCTGCTGAGAATGTACAGGGGCAGATTGTTTATTGGGATTCACAAAAGCATCCATCGCCTCTTGGTGATTTTGTTGCTGAGGGGGTGGTTGTCTGTGTACTGGACGGGGAACAGTCTTGGGACGAGGTACTGATATTTCAATCTCATCCATGAGCGCCTGTTCATCAGCATCCAATTTCATCACACTAGTATTTCCTCGGTCAAGAATGATTTCTTCGTCCATCTACTCTCTATGTAGAAACTAAAAAAAATATCTTTAACGCACTTTAAAAAAATGTAGACCTATAATAAATGTTCAAGATGAATCAAGCCAACCGCAATGCAATCACTTCTATCATTGTCATGATACTTTTGATTGTCGCCCTCGCACTCACTCGTAACGTCAGCGCGTACCAACCCAGGCCAATCGTGATCAAGGCTGTGAGTGAACAGTCCATCTTTGATCTTAAACCTGGTCTCGATTGTACCGCGGGTTCAGGTAAGAAGGGTAGTCCCTACTCAATTGGTCTTACCCCTGGTGGTCTCTGTGGCGCTCAGCAACTTGTTGACGACCACGCGAGTTATGCGATCGAGGATGGAATCGGTGGATCTTTAATCTAAGCTAAATATAAATGGCTCTCATTACTTCACCAACGGAGATGATTCCCGATCTCAACTATGAGTACCACACAATCACAGTCGATACCTTGGGTCAGGATAGCGCCAATACGTTCACATGCTTTCTCAGTCAACCACTGAAGAATGTTGTTCAGGCTAGACTCCTCGGTGCTCGTATTCATTCCAATGTTGCGACCGAACATTGTTATGTATCTATCGAACAACTTGATTCCATTTTTAATGACCGTGCGTCGAACGTCTACGATGGACAAGCTCCCCTCAGTATTCTACGGAATTCATTCGCAAGTCTTGTAAAGTCTGAAGATCTCGTTATTAACTATAAAGATGAATACCCAATTGTAACCCAATATATCGATCCAATTCGCCGTATAGATCGGTTAAATATAAACATCCGAAATCAAGATGGAATCCCCATTGTACCATCAACTCCCGAGAAGGATAACTTTTTAGTTCTCCGTTTCGTGTGCAGAAAACCTAATTTGTAATTTTCTTCCCTTAAAGTAGTATACCATGTCAGCAGGTGTCACGCAATTGATCGCTATCGGAGCCCAGGATGAATATATCACTGGTAATCCCGAAATTTCTTTCTTTAGCTCGACCTTTAAACGGCATGCTAATTTTTCACAGTCCATCGAAAAGCAAGTCATCCATGGACCTGTGAAAAACAATTCGATGTCCAGCATTCAATTCGAACGTTCTGGAGATCTCCTCGGCTACGTCTATTTTACAATCGATGATACCGCCCAAGCCATTGACATTCAGCGGTGGGATACGATTATTGATAAGGTGGAACTCTACATAGGTGGTTCCCTTGTTGATAGTCAAGATGCGATTTTCACGGAGAAAATCGCCATCGATACATTCGCTCAAAACGTCTCCAAGAGTGCGTTAGGTACACACCCAGGTGTGAGTGCTCGTTCCTATTTTTATCCTCTACGATTTTTCTTCTGTGAAGGACCTCAAAATGCACTACCCCTGGTAGCCTTAAACTATCATAATGTCGAGCTTCGCATTCAATGGGCAACCACTGCGTCAAATTATAATGTAGAATGCTACGCCAACTATTACTATCTCGATAACGAAGAGCGTGGGAACATTGCGTCGAAGAAACACGATCTCTTGATCACCCAAGTTCAGAAAAATATTGCTTCAGGTACAGTCGTACAGGATCTCACATTCAACCACCCCGTAAAGTACCTCGCATCCTCAGATACGACAACAGATGGTGCCCTAACATCCCCCATAAATAAGATTAAATTGAATATCAATGGTCTCGATGTGAGTAATTATAAATGGGGAAAACCCCACTTCATCGATGTCATGAGTTATTATCACACAAACTTCGTCACGTCTCCAGATTTTTTCTTGTACTGCTTTTGTCTCTCCACCAGCTCTCTTCAACCCACAGGGACTCTCAATTTCAGTCGCCTCAATTCGGCCAAGATTATGAGTGAGACCTTACCGATTAACGACCCTATATACGCGGTCAACTACAATATACTCCGTATCGAGAATGGTATGGCTGGACTTTTGTATGCAAATTAAAATGCCTTACTATATTAAATGGTCAAGAACTTGCCGACAGTGGAGAGATCCACGAAAATTAGGTTCGGTAGGAATGTCCCAGACTCGGATGTTCAGGCTGAAAATACCATCATTATTAACGCCAGTAATACACTCATAACGACACCAAACAGTGGGAGTATCTATATGGCACCCGTGAAGTTTAGAAATGACATTGTTGACCCGAACATCGTTCTAATGATGTACAATCGGGAGACGGGTGAGTTGTCTGAATCGGGTGAAAGTGCTAACGTACTCGTCGGTGGTCAAACTCTAAACGCCACAACAGACCGTGGTAACATAACATCAAATACGGTACAGTTTTTAAGTCCTACCACGGGTATTGTTACGACTGGAAAGGTGGGTGTCTCGAATCTTCTACCTGGTCACACATTAAGTATTGGTTCGAATGTGTATATAGATGACACGGGATCCAATGTCCTTGTCATATCTGGTGGTGTACTTTTGAGTGGTAACCTAACTGTAAACGGGGGTGTGACAACGATCACCACAGAAAATCTTAAAATCAAGGATGCCATCATCGAGTTGGGTCAAAATAATACATCTGGGGATACGACACTCGACCTAGGTCTGATCATGACACGTCCACAATCCAATGTCACCATTGGATTTTTGGAAACCTCCAAAGAAATAGTCATAGGTTTCACTGAAAGTAGTGCTGATAGTAATGTCATCACACCTCTCACATCCGAAGATATCAATGTACACGTCTATGGTCGTCTCTACACAGAAGCCAATGTTGGTATCTTGAACACTGACCCGATGCACACTCTAGATGTTGGTTCAAACTTGTATGTCGATGAATTTGGTTCTAATATTCTAGTAGTGACTGGTAACACAAGTGTGAGTGGTGATCTCACAGTGGACAGTGGTACACTGTATGTGGATGTGGGGAACAAGTCTATCGGACTTGGGACGGTGAACCCAACCTCAAACCTCCACGTCGTGGGGAATGCTTACATAAGTTCTACTACAGACTCTACTACAACAACCACGGGTGCACTCATAGTCGCGGGTGGAATAGGGGTTGCTGGAAAAATTTACGGACAACATGCTAACCTACAAGATGTCGAGGCTGACAGCCTTACAGTGACTGATGTAACCCAAGCGTCCTCAAACACCACAGGTGCTGTAATCGTTTCGGGTGGTCTTGGGGTTGCCAAGGGTATTTTCAGTGCTACAGTCAACGCAACCGATCAGACAGACGCAACTTCTAAAACCACAGGTGCTGTAATCATTTCTGGTGGTCTTGGGGTCACCAAAAATATTCACGGTAAAGATATTTTCGTGGAGGACATCGTCTCCAATAGTGTAGTCGTACTTGACACAACCCAAGCGTCCTCAAACACCACAGGTGCTGTAATCGTTTCGGGTGGTCTTGGGGTTGCCAAGGGTATTTTCAG